ATCTTGAAAACGGGGTTTCCATTGGCCGTCTCTGTATTCATTCCATAGTTGCCGCCAATGCCCCATCGGAAATACCAAACATCGTCAATGCACCATCCGTAGTTGCCGTTGTATGGGCTTGATGGAGTAACGTACAAACTTGGCGCAGTATTGTTTATTCTGCCTAGGTCCAAGTCTGAATACTGCGGAGATAGTACATTGCCGTTTTGGTCGTAGAGCAACGCTCCGCTTTGGTCTTGTAGATAAGCCGTCGCGAAGTTGGTCTGAAAGTTTTCGCTAAGCGGAAACAAGACACCATTTACCTCTGCGGAAATCCGGACCCAATTCACATAATCAGATGGAAGAAAAATTTTCAAGTCGCTGCCAACCGGTAGCTCCAATACTTTAATCTCCTTGAGAGCATCATAATTCAGCTCCTGTATCGCGCGCTTTGCGAAAAACAATACCTGATACCGGTTGATGTTATTGATAAGCTCATGGTTGCCCTGATACATCAACATGAAGTTGTTGACGATGTCCTCTAGCGACACATACTGATAGCTGCCCCAATTAGCGTCCTGAGGGGAATTGCCCCCATTGTCGTAATACTGATACTGAGTTATGTATGCCATTATGAGCGCTCTTTTTGTAGGGTTTCCGTTTCGGTTGCCTGACCGAATTGATAGACATCGCCTTCGCGAATAGAAATTCCGGCATACTGAAGAATCCTTGCAATAAGCGCCGGCATGTCTGATTCCGGAAGTTCAAAGTCCACATAGTCAGCGGCGCTTTGGTTAAAAATTGGGTCGCCATTGCCGCCAAGCGAAATCCAAGTCCACTTTGGAATCCGGGGATAGCGGATATACTGAAGATTTACCCCGGAAGTAATTGTGGTAGGATACATTGTCAATCGTTGAACCAAAGCCAAAGGGCTTCCGGTGGTTGTGCCACTTATGGTATATCCGGGATATGTAATTGTCGGCGCCGTAAGATTTGATGCAAGCAGCTGGTTCAGCTTATTAAGCGAAAGCCTTTCAGCTACTCGATTCCCGTAAAGCACATTCACCAAGGTATAACAGTTTGTCGGTACGCTAAAAGTCGAACCGGAAACGAGAGTAGCCGCTTGACTTGCGCTAAAGGTGTCAATGACCTCTTCGGTTATCTGCTTTAGGTCGGCATATCCCGTGCCGGATTGCCGGGCATTTTCCTTGCGGATTTGGTCGTTATACAGCTGAAAATAACCCTCAAACACATCAAGCTGCGCTTGCTGGGCATATAAGTTGAAGTCCGACGGAGTTATGTATCCGTAGTTGTTCTTATTTGCAACGGCGAGTACCGCATTTCTAACGTCGTCAATCATAAATGCAAAGATACTTTATTATGCAAACACCACGGAACTGATAGTTACAGCGTCATTGTTGACGACTTTTGGCAATGGCCCCAAGACGTAATAAGAAACATCTGATTGACCGGCTAGGGTCACTTGTCCTAAAAACCATCTTTGTAAGTTGTAAGTTCCATCTGCAACCGAAAAAGTAACCGTGGCGGTATTACTGCTTCCGGGACCGCTACTTCCATAATAGAATACAATGGTGCTTGTCGTGGCTAAAACTGACTTTGCATCCTTGATATTCAGCAAAGATGGGACACCCGCCGAAGTGTTTATTTGCATAAATTCAGCCATACACAAAGGTAATAAAAAAGCCACCCTCCTGAGTTTCAGGGGGTGGCTTTGTTGAACTTAAAAAACTATTAATTAATAGCCAAAGTTACAGTTCTTCCTCCGGGCAAATCCGTTGGAAAGCCGCTAATAATAGCTGACCCGCCTTGAGCTGCTGAAATCAGAAACTGAGCAATAGCCCGATGAGTTTCAAAAGTTGCATCAGCAGATGATAAAGTGATTCCCACGTTATCAGCAAGATTAGCTGAACTATCAAGCGCTACGGAAATAACTGACTCAGTCGTAAAAGAAATTCCGACAATTTTTTGAGCATTAAAATACCCGTTATTAGCGGCAAAAAGAGTCCCTATTTGTACAAAAGTAGACATATCACTTAAAATTAAGCAGTTTGAGTTACTGGAGCCTCATAAACGACTTGAACAGTTCTACCGCTAGGAAGGTCGGGACAAACAAAAATCGGAACGGGATTTGAGTTACTTGAAATACTTGCAATAATAGCCGCGACAAATGCGTCATGAGTGGCATAAGAGCTGTCAGCATTACTGAACGAGCATCGAAGCGTTACTGTGCCCAAAGTTCCGACTGCATTGGCGGCTAGTTGCATACTTGGGTTACTTGTGACTTTGTAAACAATCCGCACAATAGACGTACTTGGATAAGTGATTGTTAAAATGTCAGAAGTTGAAATAACGCGAATATCTCCCGTGTTTGTATTCGGTACTCTTAAAAGGTTTGCCATGATTTTTTTTTAAAGGTGAAGCAAATATACAAAATTTATTGACTGATATATTTTTCAAGCGTAGCCATTACTTCAGCTCCTTCTTCGGTTAAAAAATAAGAGCTAACCGCTTCATGGGCATCTTGGCCGGCCGGAATAATAAGCAATTTTGACTTATTATTGGTCAAATTGTAATGAACAGCGTTTCTTTTTACAACAAGAGCCCCATAGTCAAATAGGCGGGCGACCAAGCCATCATGAGCGACATTTGGGTCGTTGACGATTGACAAAAACTCTTCTGGATTGTTTTTTGCATAAACAATGATGTCCCGCTTTAACTCTTGGGTACTAATCCGAGAAGGGTCAACACTGAGAGCAATCCGGGCAATATTCTCCATCATGGCATAATCGATTGTTCTAGCCTTAGCTAAAGCATCGGCCTCAAGCTCCAACCAATCAAGCTCCTTTTGAGCGTCTTTCTTGTTGTCAACCTCAACAAAGACCGGCCCATTGTCGGGATGTAATTCTAGAAATTTTTGAAGAACAGGGTTTGAGTCCTCGACTTTTAAAAAACCATCTTCAAAAATGATAGGTTCAAGAATAAAATTTCCATCTTGTTCATCAACAAAAGGGCTCTTTTGGTTTCGAGCGTAGCGTAGCTCGCGATTGACCTTGCCGTCAAAATGGTAAAGTCTTTTTGCTGTCGTGTTTCTGCTTGCGAGCATAAAGCTCATAGGCGCAGCGCCTCCGGTTAGTTTATAGATTTTAAGCATTTGATTTGAATTTAAAGGTTAAAAAAATAAAGGAGGGGGTGTTCAAACACCCCCCCCTTCGGTAATCTTTTAGGCCCGGAACAAGAAGAAGTTGTTCGAACCAAGTGTACAAACACAACGCTCAGACAGGTAGTGGACCTCCATTGCGTCAAGGTCGCTTGTTGCAGCGCCACCGGCAGAACCAGTTGCCCAAGTTTTGAACTTCCTGTCTTCTGACTCTGTTTGACGATAACGAACGTGCAAGAATGGACGCTTGGCGTTCTGACCCATCACCTGGTCATAAACATTGGTAGAGCCGGCAGGAACAAGCATTCCATTAATTGCGCCACCAACAGTACCGCTTGCAGTACCTTGACCACGCATAGTTGGGTCATTCAGGTATTTCCAGTCGGTTTTGTAGAAGTCATAACCACGGCGGAACCCACGGAAACCAAGGTTCAAAGCCATCTGTTCGCTGTTGTTAAACAGACCATAAGATGTTCCACCGGTTCCATAAGAGTTCTGAGCAGCCAAGAAGTCATCCATAGCAAAAGAAGCAGCGCGGTTTACGAACAAAGCATTCTCCTCGATAGCACCCTGTTTGTCAAGACGCTGAACAATGGCATCAAAGTCAACAAGGCTAGTAGGATAACCTCCGCTGAACACGTTCCCGTTTGCAGCTACCTCAAAAAAAACACCTTTTGTACCTTTCAAAGAAGGAGAAGCGCCAATAGCCCCAGAGCCAGCCCCGGCAGGAATCGCCTCAAGCATGGAAGACTCTAGGTAATCCTCAAAGCGAAGACGGGTTTCGTGCTCGGCCTTCATGTACCACAGGTATCCGGACGCTCCGTTTTCGGTGGTGACTTCAACCCAGCCAATCTGGGTCATGTCAGAACCGGTTACGGTAAATTTGTCCTTCAAAATAATAGGGCTATTGTCCTTGAAGATGTCAAAAGACTGAACGGACTGCTGCATTCCAAGTTGTCCTTTTGCAAACTCAGAACCATATACCCACAAAGTCCAGTTAGCGCTAGCAACAGGAAGTCCACCCGCTTCATAAAAAGCAACAGTAACAGTTGCAGCGGCAACGGCCGTTACAACAGCGTGAACGACGTTCGTTCCGTTTTCTTGCTGGCAGATAAGTGTTTGACCAACACGAATACCATTTACGTTGTTTGTTCCTGTTCCGCCCAAAAGAGGGTTGTTTGTAGGAGTTTGATACTGAGTCGTAACAATAGTGAAGACAGCGGTGCTATCGGCAGCCGCCGCCGTAGTGGTACAGCCGGTATATTTAACGTGAAGACGACCTTGCTCTGCCCACTTGATAAGGTCAGAGGCGCAGGGCATTTCAGCACCTACCATACGCAAGAATCCTGAGATACTACGATTACCATAGCGCTCAAATTCTGCTTCATAGATGTCTGGCAAATACTGATTTAAAAAGTTGAAATTAGAACTATCGATGTAGTTCGTGGCGGTTACTTGCCTATTAATACTGGGCTGTAACGCAAAAGTTGGAGAAGATAAAACTGGCATTTTTAAGAAGTTTTAAAGGGTCTAATTTTTAATCCCATTCCTGACGATGTTGGGCTTACATCTGCAACTTTGACTCCTCCGGTTGTTGTAACTGGCTGTCCGGAAGTTCGAATATCCATGTTGATATTCTTGCTTCTTTTTGCCATGTCTTCCGTAGCAGCGGCTACGCCTTGCTCGTAAAAGAACTTCGCAAACTTATCTGGATTCATCGCGATTGAAAGAGCCTTGTGATAACCAGCAGCATCTTTAATCAATCCCTGCTCATCAATAAACTTTGAGATAAGGTTTACCGGAGTAG